TTGGTAGCAGTTTGGATTTTATATCATATCTACAGTAGAAAATAATATAAAAATCTAGAATATACGTAAACCTCAAGGGTGGTGTGATTAATTTATGGATTGTGTCGCATCACCCTTTTTCTTTGCACTTTACACATCACAAAAAACAATAAATACAAACAGTCAACAGAGCCAACAAATTTACAGTTGGACTTATGCGGATTAAACCGCGTAGTGAGTAGAACTCACATTTGGCTCCATAGAAGGAGAAAACAAAATGGGAAGACCAGTAAAATCAAGTAGATTTGGAAACACAGCAGGAGACTTCGAAGTCACTGGTGCGTTTGCTACAGGAACAGTTCAACCAGACGGAACAGGTGCAGAGGCGGTGTCAACTGCTTCGGGAAACTACATCGTATCTCAGAGATCAAGTACTAGATACAAAGTGAATTTCCTATCAGCGGATGGATCAACAAGACTTACACAAGTCTTAGATCTTACACCGGTTGCTACGGGTTCACTTACGAACGGACAGTTCTGTATACAGATCATATTGGATGACTCTACGGTTGCTTACGCGGCTAAGATCTTCAACAACACTGTACACTACAAAGAAGCAGGTGGTACTACAGGTTCAGTGAAGTACTCGTTGTTAGCAGAAGGTACTGACGAGGGTGCAAACTCTGGCGTTGGTTCAATCGACACAATCTAATACACTTAACGTGCTTTTATGGGGGAGTTTTACGCTCCCCCATTCACAACATAAATACTAGCAAATGGCAAAGACAGTTAGAACATCAGGTGCATACACTCTAGAACCAAGTACTGCGGTCGTTACGATCAAGAATGGCCTACAGTTCACTCCGGTGGCCTTCGCTAGTCTACCGGGAAGTCCTGCAAACGGAATGGTCGCATTCTTGACCACAGATGGGGCAGGTGCCACTAAAAACAAATTATGTTTCTACGAAACTACTAACAACAGATGGAGTTATGTAGACGACGGAAGTGCTGTGGCAACATCATAGGATAACAGATGAGATACAAGGAAATTGACATCAACATAAAGGCCATCCCAGACAAAGAAGATGAAGCACTACTGAACCAACTGATGGGTGCCAAGGGCGTGTCAGTGACTGACAATGAAGAGAAGTCCGACAAACCAGCGGCGGACAACAGCGACAACCCAGGAAAGGTTGCATCAGATGATCCAAACACAGTGGCAACAGTTTTCCCTCCACAACAAGAATTAGAATTAAAGAAACAAGAAGCAGGCAAGGACCTTGGACAGTTCTCAAACATACAACAGGACGCTGATGAAAGAGCCGCAGACGAGGAAGCAAGAGTTGACGCACCGTTGGTGCAACAACCAGAAACAATGGACGGTGGCGACCAACCAGGGGTTCCAAAAGAAATGAAGAGCAAGGAACCAAAGACAGAGAGTGAATTCGTTCAGAGATTGAAAACATTATCCGGCCTATAAGGAGCGTAAATGGCATTCAGGAAACTAGTAGGATCTTACAAAGATTACAACCTATCAACACACATCTTGGAAGACGGTTACCTAGCAGTAGACGTAGACACAGGTAGTTTAGCTCTCGGAGATGGTAGCACGCCAGGCGGAACAGCAGTTGGTGGCGGTGGCGGTTCATCGAGCCTGGGAGACCTTAACGCAGTAGGTTCAACATTGTCAGCACCAAGTAACGCAGACATGACATTGCAGACATCCGGCACAGGGATTGTGTTGATCAATGACACCTTCAAAATAGGTTCCGGTGCGAGTGTAACAACAATACTGGATGAGGACACCTTATCTTCAAATTCAGCAACGGCCTTGGTAACACAACAATCAGTCAAAGCATACGTTGACACAGAGATAGCGAACGTATCCGTTGGTGATCTTTCATTCGTGGGATCCACAATTGCCGCACCCAGCAACGCAGACCTTACACTTGTTTCTAGCAATGGAAACGTAGTAATAGAAGGAATCAGGGTAGCAGGCACCACACTATCTACAGAGGACTCAAGTCCAGGAATAGAGATAGCAGGCAACCTTATACCCAGCCAGGACGGTGTTTTCCAGTTGGGATCGCAATCACGTAGATGGCAAACTGCCTACTTGGCCGCGGAAACAATTGACCTAGGTGGAGCAACAATCAAATCAGATGGAAGTGGAGAATTAACTATTGCGGCTACAGGAGCAACACTCCCTGTCGGATCTAAAGTTGTTGACCAGGCAATAGTGCTTGGTGGCAAAACTAATAAAACCACTGCTAGACCAGTGCAGATTGTAAAATTATTTGTCAGTGATGGAAGCAGTAATTTCAGTGATGCTCAACTGTTGGCAAAAACAGCAGATCTGGAACTGGAGTTTAACGGCACAGTAGAAGATGTACCAGTCTACACAGATGCACAGCAAACTTTTACCCTTGCAACAGGTGATTCGTTGGCCACAAATGCCGGCGGAATAACACTATTCCAGTTCTAACAATAAATACCTACAATACAAAGGACCTGAATGCATTCCGTGACGGCAAGAAAGCGGAGCACAGAGGGAGTGATATATGGCAGATAAAACACCGGTACGAGTAGTCTTTAACGCATCTAATGTGGCCACTGGAATGGCAGAGTTCCAATCGGGTGACACAGTACCAGTAGCAAGCGGTGGTACAGGTCTTAGTTCCATAGGTTCAGCAGGACAAATTATTAAAGTAAACGCGGCAGGAAACGCTCTTGAATTTGGTGCAGAAGGTGATCTATCAATCACCAATCTAGTAGCACCCACAAACGCAGATTTAACATTATCAACTTCTGGCACAGGGAATATAGTGCTAGATCAAATAACATTAAGAGGAACAACATTTAGTTCCACTGACTCATCATCCATAAACATAAACGAGGGATTGATAGTTGATGGTACTTTGATTGTTTCCGGCCAGGCAACACTGAGTGGGTTGGCCTATCCAACATCGGATGGTACTGTTGGACAGTTCCTTAAAACGAACGGAAGTGGTACACTTTCATTTGCCAATCTATCACTGGGAGATCTAACTATAATAGGATCAACTATATCGGCTCCGTCTAATGGAGATTTAACTTTAACAACTTCGGGTTCTGGAATAGTACATGTAAATGATTCATTTAAAATCGGGTCTGGGGCAACTGTAACAACTATACTTGACGAAGATGCCATGGGTTCGAATAGTGCAACGTCACTGGCAACACAGCAGTCAATCAAAGCATATGTTGACTCAAGTATTTTAACAAAAGACAACACAGATGAGATAGCAGAAGGTTCAAGTAACTTATATTTCACGAACGCAAGGGCAGATGCCAGAATTACAGCGGCACTGATTGATGAGGACAACATGGCAAGCAACAGTGCTACTAGACTGCCAAGTCAACAGTCAGTCAAGGCTTACATTGATGCACAAAACGTTGCCCAAGCATTAACCTTTGTTGGTGATGACTCAACAGGTACAGCAGTAAATTCAGGAGAAACATTCCAGATAGCAGGTGGTACAGGGTTGACTTCCGCTGTTGTAAATGACACAATGACTTTGGCTATTGATTCAACTGTGGCAACACTTTCAGGATCACAGTCTCTAACCAACAAGACTTTAACATCACCGGTTTTAGACACAGGGGTATCAGGAACAGCAGTCAAAGACGAAGACAATATGTCTAGCAATAGTGCAACAGCATTAGCAACACAACAATCAATCAAAGCATATGTTGACGCACAAGATGCCAACATAGCCAGTGACACTCTAACTTTGACAAACAAAACTTTTGATGTGGAGGCAACAGGAAACTCAATTTCAAACATTGATGTATCTGATTTAAAATCAGGTGTTCTGGACACGGATATAACAAGTGTGTCTGGTTCAGATGATACCTTAGCATCTGCCAAAGCAATTAAAACATATGTCGATTCACAGGTAACTGCACAAGATTTAGATATAGCCGCAGATGATTCGACTGCTATCGCCATTGACTTAGATTCAGAAGTATTACAGGTATCAGGCGGGTCAGGAATCACAACCAGTGCCACCGGCAACACAATCACTGTGTCTATGGACACTGCACTCACAGTAAATTCACTTGTATCTGGTGATTCGTCATCAATCAACATCAAAGACGGACTAGACATCGATGGAACACTAACATTGGCAAGTGGTACAGGTGTAAACAACATACTCGATGAAGACGACATGTCTTCGAATTCGGCAACTGCACTAGCAACGCAACAGTCGATAAAAGCATATGTTGACGCACAAGATGCCGCAATAGCATCAGACACATTGACATTGACTAATAAAACATTCGATGTTGAGGGCACAGGGAACAGTATTTCAAACATTGATGTGGCAGATTTTAAAGCGGCCGCGATTGTAATAGAATCAGAAGGCATTGGTTCCAATGACAATGACACAACGCTACCAACATCAGCGGCAGTTAAAGATTATGCAGACACCAAAGCAGTATTAACAGGTTCAACCAACAATACTATTGCAACTGTCACAGGTGCACACGCACTTAATGGTGAAGCCAACTTGACATTTGATGGTAGCACACTTGCAGTCACAGGAGCGGCAACTGTTTCAACCACACTGGGAGTCACGGGTGCTTCTACACTGGACGGTGTCACAATCACAGACAATACTATTTCAACAAATGCCTCGAATGCACCTTTAGAGATAATTGCTAATGGCACAGGCCCGGTGGTAATAACTTCAGGTGGTGTTGCGTTTACCTTGCCAACCACTGATGGTAGTGCTGGTGAATTTTTGAAAACAGACGGATCAGGAACACTGTCATTTGGTTCAAGTGCCGCAACTTCTTCGGACGATACACGGGTGGTCACCAAGAACAACAAATCAGTGTCCACTTCGCCGAGGACAGTAGACTACTTTCAGTCGTCCAGTGCGGACATGGCATGGTACTTTATTGCATTGAACGACCTCACAAATGACCGTTCAAGTGCATCTTGTTTTACTGTGGCACATAACAACACAGACGCATTTGTAAGTGGTGCAAGGGGTGGTTCTTCTGGATCCAACAACTCGCTACCAACGACAACAGCGGACATATCCAGCGGCCAGGTAAGGGTCAAGATAGCGGCTCCCAGTGCAGATTCCAAGATCAGTTACTACAAGATTCCAATATCGAGAGCCAATACAGCCGATGCTACCGCGGGTGTAACTGTAACAACTTCTAACACAGATGTTGATTCGGGATCGGAAGTTATAGACTCATTTGCCCATGCATCGTTCAGGGCGGCAAAATACACCATACTAATAGACAACAATTCTAAAACAGAAACAGGTGTAATAGAAGCACTAGTTGTGCATGATGGTTCCGAAGCGTTCATTTCTCCGTACGGAATAGTGAACACAGGCAACAACGACATGATCACATTGACAGCACAGATAGTCAGTGCCAATGTTGTAGTGTCGGCGGCAGGTCTTGAACCAAACCTATCACTGAAAATACACAAGACCTTGTTATCAGATTCAATGTCAGCGGTATCAAACGGCAATCAAAAAATCATAGGCGCAACCACAGTCAGTTCCAGTGCCACATCATTTGACAACTTCGATCTTGACGATGCAACAGCGGCAATGTACTATGTTGTAGGTGGTAACTCGTCAGAAGGAGAATTTAGTGTGTATGAAGTTTTCTGTGCAGGTGCACCTGGAGAAGCATCAGTCACACCTGGTTCTTTTGTGTCAACAAAAGGCACAACACAACTCGAGTTCACAGCAGGATTCAAATCTGACGCTGACAACAGTCTGGAGTTAAGTGTTTCATCCACATCTGGTGGTTCAACTGTAGTAAATGCCTACAGAATCAACTGCCTAGCAGAATAATATTACCAAAACAAAATAAATACAGCATAATAACAACAATCATGCGGGAGATATGGAACCATGACAACAAGAAACTTTAGAGTAAACAACGGTTTAGAAGTAGGCGATATTGTAATATCAGCCTCAGCAAACACAATAACAGGCGGCGCGACGGCGGCACCAAGTGCTGACGGTCAGTTCGCAAACAAGAAATACGTTGACGATTCAGTAGCGGCAGTGTCAACAACTGCAATCGCACAATTAAACACAAACGTAACAGTATCAGACTCAGGAACAAACGGAACAATCACCGCCACAGCAGACGGCGGTGCAGTATTGAGCCAGACGGCGGCGAACACTACAATCACAGCATCAACAGACATCACATTGGCGGCAGGTGCGGATGTTAACATTCCAGTCGACATTGGTCTACGTTTTGGTGATGGCGGTGAGAACATCGAAACAGACAACACAGACTTCACGATCACATCAGGTGGTAAACTTAACTTGTCTCCAGCCTCAGATGTAATCTTGCCCAACGAAAAGGGATTAATTTTCGGCGATGCAGGTGAGAAGATCGAGGGTGACGGAACAGACTTGACCATTTCGTCTTCAGGCTTGTGTACAATCACAGCAACAGGTAACACAGTTATTACTAACAACGCCTTGATAAGCGGTAACCTTGTACTGACAGGTAACTTGACGGTAAACGGAGCCACAACAACAGTAAGCTCAACTAACACAACTATCGCAGATAACTTGATTGAACTTAACACAGGTATATCAGCATCAACAAATGACGCTGGTATCATCATTGAGAGGGGTTCAACAGGTAACAACGCGGCAATCGTTTGGGATGAGTCAGCAGACAAGTTTGCAATGGGTTTAACAACTTCAACAGCGGCTGACAAGTCGGGTGGTATAACTGTATCGGTAGGAACGCTATTAGCGAACCTAGAAGGCACAGCGACAGCGGCTCAGTATTCTGACGTTGCGGAGCGATTTGCATCTGACGAAGCAATGGCTCCAGGAACAGTTGTGGCACTAGGAGGTGCTGAAGAGATATGCAAGGTAAACGAAGAAGGATCAGACGATGTGTTTGGTGTTGTTTCTAGTTTAGACCAAGCGGCATTCAAAATGAACGGTGGTGCAGGTACAGACGAAACTCACCCTTACATCGCAATGACGGGCAGGGTTGACGTGAAAGTAATCGGCACAGTGAACAAAGGTGACAGACTTATATCTGCATCAGTTCCGGGATATGCGAGAGCGGCCGCAAAAGCGGAATGCACAGCATTCAACGTAATTGGTAGAGCTTTGACTAGCAAATCAGAATCGGGACAAGGTTCAGTATTAGCGGCGGTTAGAGTTAGCCACTAGTAAATACCTATACTTTTTAATAGAATCAAAAGGCGGTTTTCGGATCGCCTTTTTTTTTTAGACAATAAGATCTAGGATAGTTTGTAGTTTTCCTTTGATACTTTTATTATTCAAAGTATTTTTCAGACCCATGTGTAGATTCTTGGGCCAACATTCAAACGCAGTCCAGCAGTATCCTGAATGTTCGTCATTGAGTTTGGGTATGAATTCTGCATCAATGGCTACGAGATACGTATGAAAGAAGAACTTCTGATCGTTTGATGTGAACATCTCCAATGGTATCACCTTCTTGAACTTGGGTAGACCGCCTGTCTCTTCCTCAATCTCACGTTTGAGTCCTTCAAAAGCACTCTCCGTGAATTTACTTTGGCCACCAACCAATCCCCACATGCCTTGTGTTTTGCGGTCAGTCCTCTGTAGGAACAGGAAACGTTTGGTGTTTGTTGCGTAGAACAGGGCACCTGAACAGACTATGTTTTCTTTCATGCTATATTATAACAACTATGGTGTGGTAGCGTCAAGGCTTGAGTTGTACCCTGGGTCTGCCCCACCGTCTAATACTATGCTCCAATTACCTTGTGTGTACACACCCTCGTATGATTTGACCCATTCTGTGCCATTGAACCTGTACTGTATTCCTGTGTTTAGGTTGGTAACGTAGTGTTGTGTAGAATCTGGATTTGATGCGTCAAATGCCACATTCCATTTGGATGTTGAGCTGTTGTATTCTATGATGTCACCTACACTGGCCACAAGTGTACCCCAAGTTTGACTCTGGAAACTGGCCGTGCTATCTCCCACGTCATTTATTACCAAGTATCTGTCACCGTTTGCGGGTGTGCCTGGATCAAAGGTTGCTGGGTTTATGATCTTCTTGACCGCTGTCAATGAGTTGCTTGGTATAGTGTCCCCGTCTATTGTGTATAACAAAATTGTGTCATCCAGCGTTGACGTTGCTATGGTACCAACGATCTCGTTGCCGTTTGGTTGTGTCAATCTTATCTGTGATGTGCCATTCGTGACCTTGCCGTATTGATCTAACAGCACCTTCCAGTTCACTGCTGGGCCAAATGTTTCGAATGGATCATAGTTGTTGGGCTCGTTGGCACCTGTCTGGAATCCATCTCCACCTGATTTAACGTTAGTGCCCGTTGATCCTAATAATCGTAATTGGTTCCCTGTCACCAACAATCCAAAGTTGTTTGGGGTGATGTAACTTCTTGATGTTAGTTCTCCGTCTATCAATCCTTTTGCTATTCCACCATCATCGTCGTATATGCTCATTATGATCTTCTGTACCACCCCTAACTTTTTAACTTTCACTGGCGGTGATAACCATATTGGCATACTAAACTGTAAAGTTGCCACATCAATTTCGGTATCCGCACCCACCGGAATAGTCCTCGAACTAAATGTGATATTCCCTAACTCAATATAACTTAGACTTGTCCAGTCTATGTAGTTGTCTGTTTTCTGTATCTCGAAATCTGGGTTAAACAAGTACAGGATCTGTTCTAGTATCTGAAGTTTTTGATCAGTGTTTGATGAGAAAATATCCGCTGTTACTTCCAATCTAAATGGCGAAGGCATGACCTTCTCCACAGTGTATCCTGCACCTAATTGGTTTGTGTAGTTTCCATCACTGTCCACATCTCTTTCTCTTAAATGTTGCTTTTCTATATGATATGGATTCTGCATCCTTTCTCTATCATAATTTAATTCTCTCACATAACAGGCAATTTTAGGAGCGTAGTTTAAAGCATTTTCACTGTTGTTTCTAATTATGTTTGCTACCTGTCTAGTAGGATCACCGTACACCACAGGTACTGCTCTTAAATTAACGGCCCCGTCACTGCCTCTGCCCGTTTCCACAGAGAAGTTGCTCAATATCCTGATGAATTGTGTGAGAAATTTTCTAACCTGTCCTTCGTAAAAATGTAGCATTATTAATTGTCAGCCTTTGGTTTCAATGCATCTGTCAATGACTGTCTCTGTGTGACAGTTAAACCATTTATGGTTGATTCTGTAGCATTGTTGACGAAACTTGTTTTGTAGTTTCCTCTAGAATCATTGTTAGTCGTAGTTATTCTCACACTGTCCTCGATTTTAACCCATCTGGCTCCGTCATATCTAAACAACCTGTTGGGTAAGAAATCTGTCCTCAAGAAGTAGTCACCTTTATCTACGCCTGTTGTTGGAAATGTTATACCAAACCCTGCAGGATTTCCGTTGGGTGCAACACCATCACCGTCTAGATAGAACCCATAATGTGAACTTGCTGGTGTGTCTATTGTTGCATTAACAGTTTTATCACTACTGGCCCTTTGTGCTTCTGTGTTGACATTTTCTGTACGTATGTTACCCCTCTCATCTATGGGTGCGACGTAGTATTGTTTGTAGTTGAATCCTGCCTTCGGTGCGTCTTGCTCTGCCTGTGCCACCACTTGATCATTTATAGTTTTTTCTCTGTTGTAGGTACTCATATAACTGGCAACAGATCCTTGGGTTGTTGCATCACCAATTATGTCTTTGAATTCTTGTGCGTCGACTAGAGTTTTCATTTTCAATCTTAATAAATGTGGCCACCATGTCTGTGAAAATCCTTCCGCCGCCCTGTTTACATCTTCCACAACATAATATCTTTTCAATGCAATTGGTATGCTTTCGTCCAACGAATAATCTTCTTTCATGTGCGGAAATTCAATTACATCACCACTCATTGGTTTTCTGCCAATCCTCTCAACTATATCATTTAGATGCACAGTCAAAAACAATGTGTCGTTCTGTAAGAACATGCCAAACTGTGATAGATTGAAATCTGCATCTTGTACATTGTATATTCCCCTCACGATGTAAATATCATCTGCATATTTCCTGTCCCTGTTCTCTAGAAAAAGTAAATCCTGTATGGTCGTTTCGTTTAGATCACTTCCGGTTACCCTGGGCTGGCTAGGTGATGCAGGGCCGTCCTTGTTTGTGTCTCCCTGATCGTAGGGGCCTAGGTACTTGTGGAAATGTAGATCGGTGCCTCCCACCTGAAACATCTCTTTGATGTTGCGATCGAAGAACTTGTAGTCATTGCCCTTTTCAGGCTTAAAAATGGATAATCTTGGCATATCATACATATTTATTGCACAGGCAATGACTATAAATATGAGTATGTCAGAACTACAAACAGGACAACAGGAAATCTTTGATTACGTTAAGAACAATCTCGGTGACGGGATGATTGACGTTGAATTAGACCCAAAACACTATCAAACGGCACTGGAAAGAGCCGTGAACAAATTCAGACAGAGATCTTCAAATGCTGTTGAGGAATCTTATGCTTTTCTTGAATTGAAGAAAAATCAAAACAGTTATATCCTACCAGATGAGATCATCAATGTTAGGAATTTAAACAGGAGAACAGTTGGTTCAAGAACTGAAGGCGGAGAAGGCGGAACACTGTTTGAACCATTCAACCTCGCATACACGAACACCTACCTGTTGAGAGCGGGTGCAACAGGTGGACTGGCAACTTACTACGCTTTCGCATCATACCAAGAAATGATAGGAAAGATGTTTGGAAGTTTCATACAGTTCCATTTTGACGTGGCAACAAAAAAATTAACTATCACTCAGAGACCGAGAGCTGACGACGAGACAGTGCTTATGCACACTGACAACTTCAGGCCAGACATCACACTGTTTAAAGATATCTACTCAAAACCATGGATCAGAGATTACACACTTGCCGTGTCTAAAATAATGTTAGGCGAAGCGAGAGGCAAGTTCAACACAATAGCAGGTCCACAGGGTGGCACAACACTGAACGGCGATGCGTTAAAGAACGAAGGCCAGGCAGAGATAGATAGATTGGAAGCAGACATAGGAAACTTCCAAGAAGGCGGAACACCGCACAGTTTTGTTATTGGTTAATTGACACCAAACTCCATTTAAATACCTTGCAATGAATCATTCCCAATACAAAAAATACTCTGACCTCTCACTGCAAGAACTTGAAAGTTTGGTAGAGGAACTTGAGCTAATGAGCCTAAAGGCGCTGAAAGAACGCAAGAAAACCTTGAGATCATCCATATTAAGATCTGTGAGAAAAGCAATCAAAGAGATTGAAAAACGTTTAAAAAAATAGTATAATAAACCTATGTTAATAGGTGTAGTAGGTTTAATAAGTTCTGGAAAAGGCACAGTCGCGGATAGACTGGTGGAGAAACACGGATATCAAAAAGACAGTTTCGCCAAGAGTCTGAAAGATGCTGTGGCATCCATGTTCAATTGGGATAGAAACATGCTAGAAGGAGATACGGAATCTAGTAGACAATGGAGAGAACAACCAGATGCATTCTGGAGTGCAAAATTTGGCAAACCAACAACGCCAAGATGGGTGTTGCAGTACTTTGGTACGGAAGTGATGCGTGGTCAGATGTACGACGGTATTTGGGTGGACAGTTGTATTGGTAGATACAAGGGTCAGAACACAGTGATAGCAGACACAAGGTTCCCCAATGAAGTAAGGCAAATAAGAGAACACGGGGGCAAGATCATCCTTGTGAAAAGAGGGCCGGATCCTGACTGGTTTGTTAATTACACAGAAGGCAACATAGAACCCAAAAACATACACACATCAGAGTATGCATGGGCAAAGGAAGAATTTGATTTCGTGATTAATAACGACGGTACAAAAGAAGAACTATACGCCAAGATCGACGACCTAATCGTCAGCGACAAGATCACCAACACGCCATCCGAGTCTACGAGTGCTGGCCAACCTTTGGCAATTGGCGCAAACAGTTTTTAGATTACTGACACTAGTATTCCTCAGATTTCCATCCACAAACAGCACATCTAGTTGTGCTTTGGCCTGTGCTTTGAAACCACAAAGTTCACACTTATTTTTCTTTTTATATCCAGATCTTTGCAGTGCTGTCACGCCTCCCACTCGCTTACCGGCTTTTTTCCTGATACAGGTGTCACAGCAACTACGCCAGTAAACCCTGCCATATCTTTTGTAAGCATAGGCTCTAGGTTTGGTCTTACACTCCGTACACAAAGGTCTGTCATTGTACTGCATGTGTGTATTTACGTCACCTATATAGGTACCTGGAAAACGGTAAATTCTGTCGTAAAAACCATACGATTGAATAAATAACTCTAGTATATACGTAACTTGCAAGGAGAATACGAAAAATGGCATTAACATCACCAGGAGTAGAAGTTTCAGTAATAAACGAGAGTTTCTACGTACCATCAGATGCGGGTACTACACCTTTATTCATAGTAGCATCATCACAGGACAAGACAAACGGAGCAGGCGACGGCACGGCCACAGGAACAACTACTGCAAACGCCAACACTGCTTACTTGATCTCGTCACAGAGAGAATTAACAGAGACTTTTGGAGATCCAAAATTCTACACGGACGCATCAGGAAACAGCCTAAATGGTTATGAGCTGAACGAATACGGCTTACAAGCGGCCTACTCATTCTTGGGAGTTGCCAACAGAGCATACGTACTAAGAGCGAACGTGGACACAGCAGAATTAGTTGGAAGTGCCTCGGCACCGACAGCAGTACCAACAGATGGCACATACTGGTTTGACCTTGCATCAAGCAGTTACGGTTTATTTGAGTGGTCACAGACTAATCAATCATTCACAACAATTACTCCTACACTTATCACTTCAACAAGTGACCTAGTTGGCGGTGTTTCAACTGGTGCACCAAAAACTTCAATCGGTGTAATTGGCGATTACGCAATCAACACAACTCACGTTACTAACAAGATCTACAAGAAGACAGCAAGTAACACTTGGGTGCAGGTTGGTTCTACAGACTGGCACGCATCTTTACCAGTTGTGTCTATAGCATCAGGAACAACAGTTACAAGCGGCAACACAATGTTCATCAACGGAACTTCGATTTCAGCAGGTGGTACAGCATTGTCAGATGTTAACACAGCAATTGGCTCTAATGTAACTAACGTTACTTCAGCAATCAATAGCACGACAGGTAACCTAGAAATCTTCCACAACGGTAAGGCACTGGGTGACTCAACAGGTGGGACAAACACTATCAGGTTCGAAGAAGGAAACGGAACATTGGTAGCGGACTTAGGATTAACTTCTAACAAGGTACTAAATGGTGTACAACTTCTACAAGACAAACACACTAACAGACCAACTTGGAAAACAGCAGATGAGAACAGACCCAACGGTTCAGTTTGGTTCAAGACAACTTCTGCAAACTCAGGTGCGGCTCTTGTTGCTAAACTTTACAGCACGGCAAGTGGTAGTTTCTCAACAGTTGCTAGTCCACTTTATGCCACACACAACTCTGCGATCTACAACCTAGACGCGGCGACGGGTGGAACTGCATTAAGCACAGGCACAGTGTACGCACAGTACAACGTGACTGAGGAGTCAATGACAGCGGCGGATGCCGCGGATGCTACTCCGAACCTTGCAGACTTCCAATTCTTCAGATACGAGGGTGGTGCTACTACAATCACTAGTAATACAACTTCGCCAACTTTCACAAGTTCAGACACTTTCAAAATACAAGAGTCAGTGAAGAACCAAGAGGCACTTAACTCGGCAGTAACAGTTACGCTAGGCGGAACTGGGGCGGATGACTTTATCGCGGCAGTGAACGGTGCGGGATTAACAAACGTTTCAGCAACCAAGACAACTGCTGGTGCGATTGTTATGACGCACAAACTGGGCGGTGAGTTTAGAATGACTGAAGAAGGCATGACTGGAACACCATTAACAGATGCAGGATTCAGTGCAACGACGGCACACAGTTATGGAACATACACAGCGAACAGTTCAACTTTGATCGACAACTTGTATGACCTACCAACGGGTGAGAGCCTTGACTCAAGTGCTAACACAGGTATACTGGCAAGTAACTGGAAGAGATTAAGTTACACTGCTTCAACAAGTGCACCAACAAATGAGCCAGCGGACGGTACACTATGGTATCACACGTCGACAGACGAAGCAGACATCATGGCGCACAACGGCACAACTTGGGTTGGTTATGCGACTGCATACGCAACCACAGATCCAAATGGTCCACAGTTCAGTGCAACTGCACCAACTACACAATCAGATGCTACAGCACTTGTGAACAACGACTTATGGGTTGACACTTCAGACTTAGAAAACTATCCAAAACTTTACAAATACAACACATCAGCAACTTTAAGTTCTACAAACACGGCGAACCAGGTTGCAGTGACTACATCAGGCGCGGCTTGGGAATTAGTTGACAAAGCAGACCAAACCACAGAAGACGGTATTGTGTTCGCGGATGCTAGATTGCACACAGCGGCAGACAAGGCAGATACATTGTCAACAGGCGGTGCAGGAACTTCTAGTAGCATCAAAGATTTATTAAGCGATGGCTTCCTAGATCCAGATGCTCCTAACCCAGACCTCTACCCACAGGGTATATTGCTTTGGAACACTAGACGTTCAGGTTACAACGTCAAGGAATACAAAAACAATTACATCACAACTACAAAATATCCAGGAAGCGGATCATCAGGTTTAGGTAACATCAGACAAAGTAACGAGAGCGTAGCAACTTACTTCCCTGACAGATGGGTTACTAAATCAAGCAACAACGCAGACGGTTCTGGTTCTTTTGGTAGGAAGGCACAGAGAAAAGTGATCGTTGAACAATTAAAATCAGAGATCGACACCAACCAAGCAATCAGAGAAGACCAAAGAGGTTACAACGTGATTGCTGTTCCTGGTTACCCAGAGTTGATACAAAACATGATCAACTTGAACACAGACAGAAACAACACAGCATTTGTAGTGGGCGACACACCATTCAGACTAGAGGGTACGTCAACTGCTATACAGAACTGGGCAAACAACACAGCATCAGCACTTGACAACGGCGAAGACGGATTAATAAGTGCAAGTGACTACTTGGGTGTGTTTTATCCATCTGGTTTGACAACAGACAACACAGGTAAATCAATCGTTGTTCCACCATCACACATGATGATGAGGACACTAGCAAACAACGATAACATCGCTTTCCCATGGTTCGCACCATCGGGTACAAGAAGAGGTGTCGTTGACAATGCTACGTCAGTTGGTTACATTGACACAGCGTCTGGAGAATTCCAAACAATATCTGTTACGGAGTCAGTGAGAGATTCAATGCATGAAGTAAAAGTTAACCCAATCACGTTCTTTAGTGGAGCAGGAATTGTTAACTTTGGTAACTTGACTAAAACATCAGCAAGTTCGGCCTTGGACAGAATAAATGTTTCAAGATTGGCAGTGTATCTAAGAACACAGTTAGACGCAATCGCTAAGCCATTTATTTTTGAACCAAATGATGAGTTGACAAGGAATGAGATCAAGGGTGCGGTAGAATCATTCTTGTTGGAGTTGACGGGTCAGAGAGCATTGTATGACTTCCTAGTAGTTTGTGATGACACGAACAACACACCTACAAGGATTGACAGGAACGAACTTTATGTGGATATAGCAATTGAACCGATCAAATCAGTTGAGTTCATTTACATACCGTTGAGAATAAAAAACACAGGAGAAATTGCAAAATTAGGGAACTAATTTTCGATAAATAGGAGAAACACATGGCAATATCAACATTATCAAAATTTACAGTACCTTTAGCAAACGATCAGAGTGCCGCATCACAGGGCTTGTTGATGCCAAAACTTCAGTATCGTTTCAGAGCGATCCTGGAGAATTTTGGAGTATCAACACCAAGGTCAGAACTAACGAAACAGGTTATGGATATCACAAGACCCAACTTGACTTTTGACACAGTGACACTGGATGTGTACAACTCAAAAGTTTATGTTGCGGGCAAACACACTTGGGAACCTATCACAGTCACTCTAAGAGATGATGTGAACAACTCAGTGACCAAACTGGTTGGTGAACAGATCCAGAAACAGTTTGATTTCTTTGAACAGAGTTCAGCGGCGTCTGGTATCGACTACAAATTCACAGGCAGAATTGAGATGCTGGATGGTGGTAACGGAGCGAGCACACCAAACGTTCTAGAGACATGGGAACTTTACGGTGCATACGTTGAGAACGTGAACTACAACTCGTTAGCATATCAAACTTCAGAACCGGCAACAATCACCATGCAGATCAGATATGACAACGCGATCCAGACTCCAACAGGAACAGGAATTGGAACAGCGGTGGCTAGAACGATCGGTACATTGAGTACAGGTGGTGGACAGTAATACAAAAAATTAAGTTAGCAATTATAAAGTGAAAAAAGCGTCTTTATAGGCGCTTTTTTTGTGGCCATAAATACGTACATGCCAAGCATCAACAACTTCCTTAAAGGTTTCCAGGACGGACTACCGGGTATGAAAGACTACCAACACGCATCGAGATTGTACATAGACGACAATTACAAGTTGATGCCCAAACAGAAATTCCTGTTCCACGTGGTGTTCAACACCGATGAAACCTTGTTCCAAGGGGGATTCAACGCAAGTGAGAGATACCAACTGAACATGTTGGTCAAACAGTGTGACCTGCCCAAGTACGACATGAGCTACGAGGAGAAGACACAATACAACAAGAAGATGTACAACGCCACAAGGATTGCGTACGATCCTGTTAACATCACATTCCATGATGACCACGCAGACACTGTGAACGCATTCTGGAAGAAGTACTACGAATACCACATAGCAGATTCTGTAGGCATAAACAGTGACCAGACCATATCCGCCACCAAGGATGACTATTATGCCTATGGTGATGCGAGACAGACGACCAAGTTTGGTATGGACACACCGAGACAGAGAAGTAAACCATACCTCAAGGGCATAGAGATTTTCGTGCTACACAAGAAACGTTTCACTTCAATGACCCTTGTCAATCCTGTGATAGGATCATTCTCACACGACAACCTGGACCAGGCGGACGGTACGGGTGTGATGAGCAACACCATGCAGATCCTGTACGAGACCGTGATTTACAAATCAGGCATAATCAACAAGAACAACGTTCCTGGTTTCGCTACAATCAACTATGACAACTCTCCTAGTCCACTTACTGTGTTAGGTGGCGGTACCAACAGCATATTCGGTCCAGGTGGTGTCGTGGACGGTGTGGGTTCGGTGATCAGAAACGTGCAATCAGGAAACATCTTAGGTGCCATATTATCGGCATCTAACACTTACAACAATGCCAAGAAGATCAAGAAGTCAGATGTCAAGCAAGAACTTAAAGGTATAGCCAAAAACTCCATATTGGAAATTGGCAAGCAGGCAGGATCAATAACCAATCCCGTAGCACAGTTCAGTGTGGGTGCGGCGGTAGTGGGGTTAACTGCACTTGCTTCGGCAAGGGGCACAGCAGACAATAAGAATAAAGCAAATAACACAGTTATAACAAACGCTACTGTGGATACTGTTAACTTCCTTGGTATAAACGAATCATTCGATCTAGTATCTAATGATGAAAGTGTCCGAGATGAGATAGCGGCTGGATTATACTACAAAGACATAGGTTCTCGTAAAGGACTGACAGTTGCCCAGTCAAACATAGAATACGAAGGTTCGGCAGACAACATAAAGGGCGTGTATACTAGTAAAGCAATAACAGATGTAAGGAAACTGGTCACAGAAGGATACATAAAAATTTCTAGAGCAACACAAGATGTTGAAATAGCAGTAGAGAAAGCGACGATATAATGGCTGAATTTTATACGAATCTACCACCAAAGGACAAAGACGAGTTACAGAAAACTATAGACAAACTGACCACGGTCCCTTTTGAAACAGAGTATCAATTCAACATAGGAGAGTATGACAGCACCATAGCGTTCTTCGTCAAACGTAATTTCTCTAGGACAGCGGCGGAGGCCGTTGCATATGCAATTCTAACACAGGCCAAAATAGACAACATCAAACCACAGCAGATATTAGACCAATTGACATACTCCACACCGGCTTTGTTGTCTGAACTGATGACCATAATATTAAACGCCAACAGATACAAGTCAAGTAGGTTGGGTGTGAGAAAAACACTAGATACTAAAGAAACTGTATCTAGAAATATCATAGACTAATGTTACCAAGATTTGCTAGGGGCAAGTTCTTTCCAAAGAATCAAGAGAAATATGTTGGCACAAAAACACCAACCTACAGATCAAGTTGGGAACACTCATTTATGAGATTATGTGATGAACATCCAAACGTATACCAGTGGGCCAGTGAGTCAATAAAGATTCCTTATAGACATCCGTTCACAGGGAAGTACACTGTGTACGTGCCTGACTTCTTCATAGTGTACCAAGACAAGCAAGGTCGCAAACACGCCGAGATGGTTGAGGTCAAACCTATGAGCCAAACGTCAATGGAGGCCGCAGGCAAGAGCATGGCCAAGAAGAAACAAGTTGTAATAAACATGGCCAAGTGGGAGGCCGCCAATGCATACGCCAAGCAGAGAAAAATAAGATTTAGGGTAGTGTCAGAAGAACAGTTGTTTCACAACGGCAAACGTAAGTAAATATAGCAATGACAAAGAAATTAGAAGACATCCTTAATTTACCAAATGTCAAAGAGGCATTCAAAGAGGTAGACAAGAAGGAAAAAGACAAGAAGATCAAGGAATCCAATGGACAACATGCATCTGCTAAGAACCTGGATCCACAGACACAGAAGAATTTACAGAAAAGTTATGCAGAATTTGACAAAGTAGCGGCGGCCCTGCCACAGGTAAAAGGACTGGGTGAACTGTCAGACCTCGAGTTAGACAAATTGGCCATAGAAGCGGAAGAAAGTTACAAGAATTTGATGGATTTGGGCATGAATGTTGACTCACGATATTCTGGAAGGATATTCGAGGTTGCGGGCAACTTCCTACGTAACGCCATAGACGCCAAAAGTGGCAAGATCGACAAGAAACTTAAAATGATAGAATTACAACTTAAAAAGCAGAAGTTGGATCAGGGCAACAAGGACGGTGGGCCAGTGGAAGAAAGCGACGGATTCGTCATATCTGACCGTAACGAATTAATGAAGAAACTGCTTAAGAAAGACTAAATATTGCATATGAGCACATTCAAAGACTACCTAACAGAATCAACAAAGTCATATGACTACAAAATAAAGATCGCAGGGGCAAAGAAAGACATTGATATGAATGCTTTGGAAACAGCACTGCAAAAATTCGATCTTGCCAGCATGTCAGCAGGTAAGACTACACCTATCATGACGCTACCACTTGATTTTCCTGCCTTAAGCAATGAGCAAGTGACCATCTTTGATGTTACGACAAACTACCCAGAATCACCGAGAGTGATGCATGAATACCTTTCAGACTTGTTAAGGATTCCAGCAACACACATAGTTGTGAGAAAACCAGGCGAACCTACAGAACAATATCAAGATGAAATGCAGGTTGCTAAGAAATCAGAATACGCAAACAAATTACTAGACATCGAGTACAAGGATGCACCTAAAGTGAATGCAGAGGATTTCCATTCTACAAAAGCAAACATGGGATTACTGAAAGAATTATTAAAAGACAGAGAAGTAAACAAGGACGCTCCAAAAGAAAAAGAAAACATAATGAGCAAAGAAGAAGTAGGAACACCAAGTCCGTTCTCAAAAATCACAAAAGCACACCCAATAGAAGGAAAGAAATAGTTATGGAAATGATCGACGTATTAACAAAATTAAGAGAAATAGCAGAATCAAAACCTGAATTGGTGAAAGACGCAGTGGACAACGTTGAGAGAACAAATCCAAAAGCAGTCACAGAGGGTGGCATGAAAGACTACCTACACGACGAGGCAGAGAAACTTTCAAGAGAAGAATTCATCAAGAAGCACGGTGAGAGCCTAGCAGGTTTTTGGGACAGCATAAATGGAACAGAGGAATCAGCAGTGCAGGAAGACACAAGCGATGACATAATGCAATGGGCCAAAAAATACTCACAGTACAAGAATCTAGAAAACGACAACCTGATCGAGGCACTATATGATTTTGCATTTGATCTGGGCATCACACAAATGACATTTGAAGTTGGTGAACTACAGGCCGCAGAGAGAAAACTTGGAAAGAAACAAGAGGACTGGGAAGACGCAGAAATCAACGCCGCCATGGAGATGTCACCGATATCAAATGGCTTGATGGACGAATTACATAGAATTTTACCGGGCAACGCAGAATTAGAACAAAAACTTAACAGCATCAGAAATATGCTTCAGAAGGCAGGCTTGAAAGAAGATGCAGAAGATGACCGAATTGAAAAAGCGATGAAAAATATGCAACCAAGCAACGTCACAGGCTATTATGATATCACAGACTTCTGGAAAGAACACACGCAGATGTGGGGCAAGACTGATGACGAAGTGATGCACATGATTTATGAGTGGACTTGGGACGAAATTGGGTACAGTGGAAGTCAGGAGAGAGATGAATTGGCAAAACGTACATCAGCAATAGTGGTTGACGCATTGAAGAACAACAAAGACGACATGACATTCGATGACATGATAGAACAACTAAAAGGCAAAAAAGAAACTGTGAAAGAAGCAATACAAATTTCAGCAGACAGTCCACAGGAAGCATCAATGATGATGCAGATATTGAAACTAGCAGGTGTGCAACAAGTAGACCAAGACATGATCAGTCAAGAGCCAGAACATGGATCAGACATGGATCCAGGTGCAATGAACAAGCAAATGGATACAGACGATGCGGCAGGTTCAATGGACATGGCTAGAATGAGAGACATAATCAAGAATCCAGAAGACGAGCAAAAAGAAGAAACGTTTGCAAACGAACCTGAAGAAAAAGTACAAGACATAGACAGTTTGGTAAACAAACATTCAGGTGGGTTGAACAGACAAAAGCAAACTCATCCAAGAGTTTCTCCAGGCGACAATCCAATGGCGGCGGAAGACAAGATAACTGAAGAAGAGTTGGCTAACAGTCTTAGAACACAGTACGAAAGTTTCAAAACTGCATATCAAGAAGCGGCAAAACCTGACTTCTTAGACATGGACAAAGATGGCGATAAAAAAGAACCAATGAAAAAAGCCATCAAAGACAAAGAAGCAAAGTAATACTTTTCAAAGCAACATTACAGCGTTAAATACTACACTATGGCGTATGTATCATTAGATAGCGACCAAATAAAGAAGGCGCACAAGAAACACAAATACAGCAAGACACAAGTAGAACAACTTGAGAAATGCATGGATACCAAAACCGGACCATTGTTCTTTATGAAAACATTCATGAAGATACAGCACCCGGTCAAAGGATCAATGCCATTCCAACCGTTCCCATACCAAGAGAGACTGATCAACAGTTATAACGATCACAGATTCTCGATCGCCATGTTACCTAGGCAGACGGGCAAGACCACTTGTGCCTCTGGCTTCCTAATATGGTATGCAATGTTCAGACCAGATTCACAGATACTAATCGCGGCACACAAATACGCAGGAGCATCAGACATCATGTCAAGGGTGCGTTATGCCTATGAGATGTTGCCCAGTTGGATCAAGGCAGGTGTCACACAGTACAACAGGAACAGTATAGAATTCGACAACGGATCAAAGATAATGGCGACCACAACAACAGAGAACACAGGACGGGGTATGTCACTTACGCTAATCTATTGTGATGAGTTCGCATTCGTGCAACCACCGGAGAAGGCCAAAGAGTTCTGGACATCACTGTCTCCAACATTGAGTACAGGTGGTAAGTGCATGATCACAAGCACACCCAACAGTGACGAAGACCAGTTCGCATTGATCTGGAAGGAAGCAAACAAGAGATTCGACGAGTATGGCAATGACAAACTGATAGGAACCAATGGGTTCTACGCCATGAAGGCACACTGGTCAGAACACCCAGACAGGAACGAAGAGTGGGCCGAAGCGGAAAAGGCCAGGATCGGTGATGAGAGATTCAGAAGGGAACACGAATGTGAATTCTTGATCTTTGATGAAACACTCATAGACAGTATACATTTGGCAGACATGGAGGCCGCGGCCCCTGTAGAGACGACAGGACAGGTGCGTTGGTTCAAACGTCCAACACCAGGAATGACCTACATGGTATCTTTAGATCCTAGTATGGGAACGGGCGGTGACTACGCCGCAATACAAGTTTTTGAGTTGCCCACATTTGAGCAAGTGGGAGAATGGCATCACAACACAACGCCAATGAATCAACAGGTAAGAATCCTGCAAAGTATTACAAAACATCTACATGAAGCAATCATGGAGAAAGATGCATCTGCTACACCACAGATATTCTACTCCATGGAGAATAACTCGCTAGGCGAGGCCGCCCTGTTAAGAGTGATGGACATAGGTGAAGAAAACATAATGGGCATGTTCCTGTCAGAGCCAATAAGGAAAGGACACAGGCGTAAGTTTAGGAGAGGATTCAACACCACAGCAAAACACAAGATCGATGCTTGTACAAAATTCAAAGAACTTGTGGAGAACAACAAGATGAAGATCAATTCACAACTGCTTATATCAGAGTTAAAGGACTTTGTGGCCAGTGGCATGAGTTTCAAAGCAAAACCGGGACAGCATGATGACCTAGTCAGCTCGTGTTTATTAATGACTCGTATGATGAAAGTGTTGGCGGATTTTGACCCTAAGATATTTGAAAAATGGACTGACAGGACCAGTGAGATAACACCAATGCCCATATTTGGATCGTTCACAGGATAATAAATACACTATATGAACCCTAAAAACTCCGAAGATTTATTCAACAAGATAAGATCGCAATTCTCAAACATCAGACTAGGTGATGAGAACGGTGCCGCTACTGCCGATCCAAGCAGTGCGGTGTTCTTTGAGTTTGAATTCCAGGAAGACTCAGACACGTTTGGTAGCGTGAGCATAAGCCTGGCAGACGGTGAGAACATGAAAGTGTACTACAACAGGGATCTGGTCAGCAAGATTGACGAGGACAGCAGGGACGAGTGGTATGCGTTCCTCAAGGAGTTGAAAGACTTCGCAGTGGAGCATCAAATGAGATTTGACGTTAGGGATATAACCAAAAACAACCTAACAAAGCAGGACTATGAAAATCTTGCAGATACGAACAAAACGGTAAATACTGATGAAATGTCAGAAGAACTAGCAAGAATTACTAAACTAGCAGGTGTAACAGAAGGCCTAACAGGCACTTCAAAACGTTCGTACGAGAACCTAAACAAAACAAAATTGATAATCAGACACAAAGGCAAAGTTGACGAGACTGTGCCGGGTGCAAGATCAAGACAGATACAATCACTATACATCGAAAACGAAGACGGTGAGAGATTCAAGTATCCTTTGACGCATTTAGCAGGTGCGAGAGCAATGATGAGACACGTGTCAAATGGTGGAAGACCACATGATGAATTTGGCGAACACATTGTTAGAACATCAGAAGACATAGCAAAATTAAATTCATTCTCAAGATATGTTACCAACAAAGATCAGTTGAACGACAACGCAGGTGACATCATTGAACAGACAAAATTGAAACTAGAGAACCTGAGAGGTTACATGAAGAACCTTTCTAACCAAGCACACTACGAGAACGCAAGTAAAGATTTCAAAACATCAGAAGAACAGATACTGGACGACGAAACTGTAAACAAAATGAGAGAGAAGTTCACAATGACTAACCTAGACAGCAGAGTTGAAGATGCATTACCAATCATAAACAGAATAATGAGTGAATTAGAAAACGCACCTAAAGAAGAAGAACAAGTTAACGAATTAGACTTAAAAGATTTAAAACCAAAAGCAAGTGACGTTATCACTTATGGCAAGGGTGGAAGTTTAAAATATATACAAATAGAATACGAAATACTTGGTACATTAGAAAATATGTTGATTAATAATTCAGAACAAGAAGTTCTGAAAAGAATTGCAGATTTTGTAACAGATGAAGTAGGTGAAGAGCATGTTGACAGAGCAATGGAAATAATCCAAAAGGCAAAAGAAAATAAAGACGGAGAAATGACATTCGACGACATGATAGAACAACTAAAAGGCAAAAAAGAGGATCAAGTTAACGAACTAGAGCCAGATGCAGAACCAATTGACGCACCTGTACAAGCACCAGTAGATCACGGAGCGGTAGTACAGAGTTTCTTAAATGATCCTGATCAAAAATTGGTATTGAGGAAAGACGATTCAGCAGACAAGATGTTGAAAGTTACGAAATTCACAAACAAGAACACGATGTTGAGTTCAATACTGTCAGACATAGCATCTAGACTGTTGACTAAAACAGGTGAAGAAGATAGGGTGGCGAACTTCGCTAGTAGGGTTGCAGATGAAATGGAACAGGAGAATTCAGCAACATTCAAAGCGACACCAGACTACATCAAGAACAAGAAGATCGCAGTACAGTTGGCGAAGAGATACATTGACGACTACAAGAAAATGCAATCAGAGCCAGGATACACGGATCAAGTGAGAATGGATCCAGCAGATTTCAGTCCCAAGAAAGACATCAAAGGCAAAGCAAAAGAAACAGAAGCATTTGAATCATGGGTTGACGAGACTGTAAACGAGTATGCTAAAATGGGAGAGTACCCAAGAGATAAAGAAATAGAAAAAAAAGACAAAGAGAACGCTACAAAACTTGATGTAACCAAAGCAGACAAGATGATGAACACAACTGCTTACAAGAGAATGCAGGCAGGCGATGAAAAATATACTGACAAGACTGAAGGCAATCAATTCGCACAGGCGGTACAGAAGGCCAAGGCGGCAGGCATGAAAGCAGGCGACAAGTTCAAAGTAGGTGACGACGAGTACACACTGAAGGATGCCATAGAGATGGCAGGCTTACAACCTGAAGAGTTCTTCTCAGAAGAAGAAATGGAAGTTCCAGCAGAAGCACAAGCGGAAGCAGAAGCGATCAACACGGAACTGGACAGAATCAAGACGCTGGCCAACATAGCATAATAAAATCTCCATATTACCAATAATA